CGGTGAGTTCCCGAGCGTCTGCACTTTTGCTGCAGTATGTTTAGCAAAATCAGTCCCGTAATTTTGCTCGGCTTCTGAGAGCCAGCGTCCCTCCGATTGACTCCATCGCTTGCCTTTCGAGGATGAATCCCCTGTCATTAACAACGGAATGACAACATCTGCCGCCGCCGCCGCCCACGGGATTCCTCCAGCGGCAGCTCCGGCCGCACCTCCAGCACCTTGCGCCGCCGCCGCACCTCCCGCCTTAAACGCATTCGGGAAAAACCGCGCATTAACCGCCGCGATCCGGGAAGCGATCTCGACCCCAGCAAGGAACATCATGGCAATTTTTATCTCAGGAAACCATTGCACGATGATTTTGCCCAGTTCGACCATCGCCGAAGCCAACTGGGCCATCATCACTTGTTGCACGCCTTCAGGCGATGCAGTCTGTAACGCTGCCGCCTGATCTTTCCATGCGCTTTCAGTCATCACCGATTTCAAGGCCGCAAGCCCCAAGGCGCGTTGCTTGGCTTCGGTGTCCAGACGCAGATGCTCGTCCCGCTGTTTTTGCGTGAACTCCAATTCCTCCTGCTGATGCGCGCGGTACCGGCTGCTGGCTGAAATCAAATCCTCGTAACCAATCTTGCCCGCCTTCATGTACTCACGGATCTTTTCTGTATTCATCCCTGAGTCTTTTGACAGCTGTTGGAGACCTTCGGAATATTGCTTCGTCAGTTCGCCGCTCATCATCCCCTCGTCCATTCCGGGCATGTAGCTCGCCCTGTTCTGAAACGCCTGGAACACTTTGGCGGATAACCCGATTTTTCCGGCGAAGCTGTCCGCGGCAGAACTCTGTTCCTCCATCATCTTGTGACTGCGGCTTTGCGCTTCTTCCTGAACTTTCCACTCCTGCTCGGAAAGTTTGAGCGTTTGCGCCAGTTGCCGGTAATCGTCCGCCAATCCTTGTGTTGCTCCAGAACTCGCAAGAGTGAGCGTGTTCATCTGGGTCAGGGAAGGCACCCCGCCCATCTCGAACTCTTCAGTCATCGACGCCGCGGTATCGTAGAGTTCCTTGAGTGGCACACCGGAGATCCGCGACGCCTTGCCAAGTTCAGTGACATCATTGACCAGATCAGAGGAAGCAACCCCAGCCACCTTTAACGAGGTCGCAGCTTCGTAATAATCCTTCGGTTCGAAGTTCTCGGCTCCGGCTGCGGACTCTAGCTTGATCGCGCTGACGTTGGAAACGCCCTGGTTAGAAAGATGCCGTTGCGCAGCCTCGGCTTTGCCGGCTTCATCAAGCGCTTTTAACATGATCCCCAGCGCTGCAACCACTTCGAAAATATCCACCCTCACGGCGCGCATCGCCCCGCGAAAAGCTCCCATGCCGCTTTTCCCTTTGGTGCCCAGTTCCTCGACAGCCACGCTCGCATCCCGCATCGCTTGCGTAGCCGGCTTGAAGTCGGCCGCTGTCTTCCCGACGTGCTGACGCAACTCGGCCATCGGTTTATTCAAGCCGATTGTCGCCTGCTCACTCAGGCCCGTCTCCTTGCGCCACCGGGCATTGGATTCAGCCGCCGTAGCCTGTACACTGGCCAGTTCACCATTCACCTTCGCGAAAGTCGCAGAGGCGTTATCTTCAGCAGCAAACTCGATTTGAACTAGATTTTCACCGGCCATTTAAAGCCTTCTCCTGATTTCGTCGCGCACATCGATAGTTAGTTCCGCACCATCACGCTGGTATTGATGCAATTGAAGCTGGTAGGCAATCGCCACGGGCAGGTTCCACAACACATCGGATAGACTCATCTGGACCACCGGCCCAATCGATGAAGCAACTTCGATTATGTGGGCTGCCCGCCATCGTTTTTTGTTGTTTCATTCTCACCGGCTTTCGATCGCGCCTTGGTGCTCGCATTGATTTCCAGATTCAGTTTCCGGTACAGGTCGAGCACCGGCTTGAAATTCTCGAAGGAGTAGCCTTGTTTTTCCGCCCACTCGAACGCTTCCTGTTTGGCGGTTACCGGATTGCTGTGCGCCGTTAGCGCCTCTTCTGGTGTCAACGTGCAAACCCAGACGGTCACGACAGCATTAAAAAAACTCACGCCTTGCGGCCCGCACAAATCACTTGCGATCGCTTGCCGCATCAGGCTGTAGGGAAATAATTTAATCTCCCCGAGAACCTTGGGGGTCAGCGCCGACAAGGCCGCTTCATCCGTAGATTCAATCTCGTCCAGCACATCGTTTTCAGTCATAACTTATATTTTGGATAGCTGTTCAACTATCGTCTCTTTAGTTGCCCCTTTGCCGAACCGGGCAAAGGAGCCTTTGCCGCTTCCCCGGACCTGATTCCATTTTGCGCTCTCCGGCACAGCGCGCATCAAACTGAAAAGATATTCGCGCGCTAACAAGGCTTCCCGCGCATTGGCCGCTACCGCGCTTGAATGCGCAGCTAACAATCTGGCCCGGGTCTGTTCATCGATTGCCGAATCGTTGAGTAACCGCGTGAACTCTTCCTCAGCGGTCTCAGAACCAAACGCTTTAGTGATCGCGCGCGCATCGATGCCGTCCGGTTCAAAATTAAAAAAGACCGTCGTTTTCGGTCGTTTGGCCGCGTCGCGCAACTGGTGTTTTGCGCAATCCCATGCTGCGATAAAAGCGGCCCGGTCACTGAACTCATCGATCCATTCCAGCGGCAGCATTTTACGCAACCGGGCCCCGAACATCATCAGGACCGCCGCCAGCTTGGTGTTGCTGGTAGTCAGGATCTGTTCGCGGTAGGCAATTTCCATTGCTTAAAAGGCGGCCAATCAAGCGGTCACCAGCGGGTAATAGGTCGACGCGATTTTTGTGCTCGCGTTCTTGGCCCGCCCAAAGCTGGTGTTGACACTTTTAACAATCGATATGCCGCCGGTGGGCACCTGCACATTGATCAGGTTGGCGACCGTCAAGGCCTTGCCCAAAATCGATGTTAACGCTGCCGTGAACTCGCCGGAAAGCGTGCATTCGCTGCGCGGATTATAGGTAACGACCTCGATGACTTCGCCGACATTATCTTTCTGTTCGTAAATGTCGCACATATCGTTTTGTTCAAAACTTTCAACAGCCATCCCGACTTGCGCCGTGGTGCCGAAAATGAACGTTGAAGCTGCCGGAAACATGACTGCTGCCATAAATTCTATCTTTCTAAATTGTTGGTGTGTAGAGACTCAAATGCGCCTGGAAAAGAACGGAATAGTTGAGGGGCGGCCCTTCGTTAGTGAGTTGCAACGGGCGTTTCATCCCCATCAGGTGGCTCGGGTTGGCCGGGTTATCAGGTAGCCCGGTCGGCTGACCGTGAAGGAGCCGCAGCACCCGTTGGGCAACCGAGATTGCCCGGATCCTTGTGCCGCTGGTTGCCTGGTTTAAAACGACGTTTTCAAATATCCCGACACTGATTGTACCCAGACCGTCGATACCGACTGCTTGTTCCTCGCTCACCCATTCATTGGTGAATTCGAAAAGCGGCGTCAACACGACCGCGCAAATGCCGGTTTGCCCCACCTTTTTATCAATCTCGGTTATCAGATCCCCTATCTCCTCGGTGATAATCGGGATCGGTTGCCCGTTGGCGCTCTGGTTACCGACAAACATATCGTCGCCCTCGAGCATCCCGACCACGATGGTTTGCAACTGTTCAAGGATATAGATTTCGGGCGCGCTCATGCTGCCATCCTTGTACCTAACTGCCGCGCGATCTCCTGATTAGCGGCCATCACGAACACCTGATTAATCGCTTCCTGCGGCGGCATCGCGCCCGGCCACGGATCTTGAGTCAGCCCTTTACTCAATGCGTAGACTGCGCTAACCCGGCCGCCGATCCGTTCGCATAACGCCATGCCAGCCCGGAACAAGGGTGTGCCGCTCGATGCCCGGTATTCAGCGACAGTCTTGCCCTTGGCTTCCGAGGTGAGCGGAATGGTCAGGAATTGCGCGCGCTGCGGCATGATCGCGCCTCCGGTGACCTTGTGTTTGAGGAGCCCGAACGTGTTGGTGATGGTGACTCTGGAGCCTGAAACAACCGGGTCTTGCCAGCCGGCCGCCACTTTATCGCCAAAGCCGAGCGATGGCTCCATGTAGTGGAAACCTTTCCAGTGCGGCAAAAACGCCTGATGATAGCGCCGCAGATAATCGGTGACCGCTTGCCCGGCACGCTGCATCACAGCGTAGCCCGAGACCATCTGCGACCCGCGCAAGAGGTTCTGGAGACTCGGGCTGACATGGATCGTGATGTTCATTTGCTAGTGCCAGAACCCGAAATCGATGTCGTTGCGGTTGCACCAGTTCAACGGGTTGGCGATATCGTCGTCCCGCGAACCGAACCCAACCGCATCAGGCGCGAACTGATCGGGCGTGGCCACAGGTTCAATCGCCAGCTTGCCGGCGGCCGCATCGTCCAGATGCTTTAACGCGTCGGAGTAGGCGCGCATCCGGCCCTCGTCCAGAAACGCTTTTCCGGCCGGAAAACTGGTCAGTAACTGGAACCGGGCAATAACAATCGCGTCACCGTAGAGCTCGGCCGGGATAGTGCCGGATGGCCCCATGACATCGCGATTCTCAGCGCACGCGGCCACTTTGCCGCGCACCTGATCAATCACCCAGCCAACGATAGCGACGAGCCGGTCGGGCGACGTCGACGCGCTATCGCCTTGCCCGAACAGATCGCGCTCAGGTTGCGTGAGCACACTGAGCAGATCGTCCGGATCCAGAACTTGCCAGGCCATAATGCTTCTTACGTCGCCTGAATCCGCGAAACGATTCCTGCGCCGGTCAGGATCCGTTCTTGCTGCCAATCGAGGTAGTAAACGTCACTCCTGATCTTATCCTCGCGGTATTGCCGCATCGCGGTGAACCGGTTCGGGTTCTTGACAAACGTCTTGATGAAACTCGGATCCTGTTGCCCCGGTGAATCCTGACCGTAAAACAGGAACACGTTGTTAGTGCTCCCGCCGACGTCGGTATAAAGAGCGCCGCCGCCGATCCGGATTTCGCACGGAGTCGATAACAACATTGAAACGGTTTCCGTGGTCGCGTTCCCGAGTTGCACGTACCGGATGCGGTTGAGCACTTGCGCATTGTTTTTGCACAGGAGCCATGCCGAATAATCCATGAAAATCCGGTTCACCAGCACACCGGTCGTATTGAAGATCGCTTCAATCTGGCCGTCGATATCGGCAATCGGATCGTTGGTCGCGGTGTTGTTCCAGACGCCGATTGTTGGCGTCACTGCCACGCTGGATTTCATGAATGCAAACAACGATTTCAAATCGTTGTTCAGGATGGTCAATGTCAGGTCCCGAACCTTGATCATTTCCAGCTGCGACTCGCTCTCGGTATTCTGGCGACGTTCAATGTCGTCGATACTGGTCTCCAGCGAATTCTCGGTTAACGTGCCCCAGCTGTCTGAGACTGTGTAGGCGAGCCGCGCGGCACTGCCGCCCATCGAGCGCCGGGTATCGATCTGGCTAAACGCGTTGCCGCTCCCGTAGTTTTTATAGTTAAATTTTTCTGTGACCACCGGCACCGTCGGCGCCAGCCAGTCCGTGATTTTGTTCTGTGCCACCCAGTCCGGGACAATTCCCTGACTGTAAGTGAGCAATTGCGAAACATCGTAAGGCATAAAATTAAAGTTTCCCTTTTGTTAAATAGAAAGAGCCAACGGCTCTTAGATAAGGACCGCCTCGACGTAGCCGTTGAGCCCGGTTCCGATCGCTTTGGCAATCGCTGCGCCGGCCCCGGTTCCGACGTTGGTCACGCTCCCGAGTGTTGCACTGAAATAGAGCAAATCCCCCGGGTTGGGGATAATGCCCGCAGCGCACAGGATGCGCACACTGGCCCCTTTGGCTGTGTAGACAGCCACAGTGAAAACGTCCAGGTCCGCGTTACCGGTGCAAACGCCCAGAATCGCGTCGGTATCAGCGGCCCACGGTTGCGCAACTTTTGTCGCTGCATTCCATTCAGCCACCATCCCGGCCACCAGCGGACTGGCCGCCGGAACCGGGAAGGGCACAATCGGAATCTCGCGAACGATTCCGCCATAGGTTGAAGTACTCATAAAGTTTGTCTGTTTTTCCTTTTGTTAGATTTTAGAGAGGCACTTCTTATGCGCGGACGCCTTCGAATATTTCCGGGTACTCCGCTTCAGCTTTGCGCCACGCCTGGTCCCAGGTCATGTTCGGGAACTGGGAACGGATCGCTTCCACTTTTGCCCGGCACTGTTTGCCGCTATCGCCGTTCATTGTTTTTGTGTCCTGACCACCCGTTGCCGGCGCTTTGCCCGCATCCCGGTGTGCGCCCGTGACCTGCACGACAGTTTTAAAAGCCGGGTTCGTCGGTAATGAGTCGATGTGCGCTTTTGCGCCGGCCATGTCGGTGACCGCCCATTTTTTGAGGCTCGCTTTTACGGTTTCGTTTTTTGGCGCGATCTTGCCGTCCTTGACAGCGGCCTCGATCAACAAATCGGCTTCGCGATTGATTGCCTCGACGCGGCTGGTTTCAGCGGTTTCGCGCAGCGCTTTATTTTCGGCGCGCAATGTTTCAAGTTCAGCGTTCTCGGTGCGCTTCTTCGAATACGCGTCAAGAGCTGCGCTAACCTTTATTTCATCGCTGGCATCGGCTTCGGTGATGAACCCGAGGGAAACCAGCTTCGATGTGATTTTATCCATCTTGTCTTTCTTGGTTTGGTTGTCGGTGTCACCACCGTTTAGTGCGGCTTCCGCCGCTGAAATCTTACGCATCCGCCGAAAGGCGGGATTATTGGTCAAGGCTCCGACTGGCCCTGTCTCAGGGAGCGACGATGGTTCGCCGGTCTCCGAGAGCAGGAACGTGGGGCTAAAATATCGGTAGGTCTTGCCCTCGACTGCGGCCTTGCCCGCGCTGGTCCAATCGATAGCCAGCATCACGCCGTCATCACTCCATTTGAATCCGGTCGGGATTGCGGCCGACTCGTCCTCTTTATGATTGAAATCGATAAAGGGTTGCACGGGTTCAGCGAACAATTTCGTCAGGCTCGCTTGCAGAACGGTTGCCGTGGCCGGCGTGACATTGACGCTGATCTCTTTTGGCTTGCCGTTGACGTTGGC